AAAAACCTGCGATATTTCCGCCGCCCTTCATGATGGAGTTGCGTATTACACCCATCTCTCTAGACTTAGCCCAAGCGCGCTTCTTCATTTCTTCTGTAATTTTTATCTCAATCATCTTTGCGTCCTTCATCTAGTAAGAATATTGATTCACTGACACCTTCGTGTGTGTCTCCAACATGATAAGAGTCTTTAACAATTTCACCGTTTAGCATTGGCCCTAGTAGCCATATGTAAAAACACTCAGTTCTGTAGAGCATACCTCTCGGAAGCTTAATGTAGGATATGGGCATGTGATCTTCAATCTTGTGGTGCTTGCCTGAAAGTCTTCTTTTAATGTCATCAGCCTTGCCTACATAAACAACTTCGCCGTTTTCCCACGCAAAGTAAATCCCAGAAGTGCCATGCTCAACATATCTAGATGCCGATTCCTTAGTGAACTCTGGTGCTGGGGGTTGCGGCATGTCATGCATATGCATAAGCTCCGCATGCACTTTAGCTCTCTGCAACTCTAGATCTCTTCTTTCTGGAGCCAGTTGCGCGGCGGCATAATCTGCCGCACATTTAGACCAGTACTCTTCTTTGTCTTGTATCTCGTTTACTAGTGCAGCTATAAATTCTTTTTGTTGGTTGATAATTTCGACCAAATCTCTCAAGTCTTTTATTGTTTTAGCTCCGGGCTGTATCTCGGTTCTTATAGCTCTCTTAGATTCAGCGAAGGTCATGCCTGTCTGCTGTGACAATTTAACAATTTGACTGTGAATGGACTGTTGCGCCGACTCATCATGCTCCTCTTGCTGCGTTCTAAAAATTGGGTTAGGAGTCACTTCTCTCCATGAAGGATAATTCATATCGAGATATCTGATAACAGGCGCTATGGTTCTATTTAAGTCGTCAGCAATTTCTTGTGGAGACTTTTCTGCTGCATACCTAACAATATAAATACGTTCTTCATTGGAAAGTCTACCTCTTTTGAGAGTATCCGTTTGCTCTTTAGTCATTATCCGGGCGCCTCATAATATCCAACATCAAAACCTTCTCTTGTACATTCTTGTATTGTGTCTAACATTCCAAACTGTTCTAAGTGATTGCTAACATGCCTACACATGCTCTCATTAGTTCCGGGCCAATCCTTTTTGCAAAAGTCACAAAGCTTTTGACATTTCCAGTGAGATTGATTCCTAGAAAGCAGTCTTGGTTTGGTTGTCTTCTTAATCTCTTCAAACCTGTCCTTCAGCATCCCCAAGAACTTCTGCCTGTCGCTTTCCTCAAAACAAATACTAAACGGCCCACCGTCCCTAATGAAGTATATCGACATAATCGCGTCTTCATATTCAGGGAAAAGTTTAGAAATTGCATAATGATACAGCATTAATTGTGGGTCTTTACACAGCTTCTCATAAGTCTTCTCTTCTCCTGTAGCCCAGTTAAGTCTGCGTCCTGTCTTCCAGTCGATAACTTCGATAACTCCGTCATCAACTTCGGTCACTAAGTCAATAGTACCTTTAATAGCTAGCCGACCCTCAACGGTAGTTCCGTCTGGCATATCGTACTCATATTTGGCCCAGTCCTCTTCTATAGCAATATCAAATTGTGGTTCAGCAGCTACGATATTTCTGTTGCGAGGATCAAAGATTCCATCTTCATAAGTCAACGCTTCCCAAGTCGTTTTATCACAAAACTTATAGTCAGCATTAGTGTAATGATGAGTGCAATTAGATGTGTAATGGTCGTAGCTACGCTTAAGGATTTCGTTTACAAATTTCTTTGTTCCGAGTCTACGTTTAGTAAACTCGACCTCTCCGATAGCGTCATCCTCAAGCAATAGCTCGGCCTTATCTTGGTGTAGCTTTTTACAACCGGCTAGAACTTCCATAACTTTATGGACGACAGTTCCCAGCTGAGCTTTCTTGCCAGATACGGTCTGATGACCTAAAACATAGGTCATAAAGTACTGCATTTGACAATACTCAAAATTGTTGTAACTAGAGCTACGTATGTATGTAACTAACATATTTATTCCTTGATTTTCTTGATACCGCCAACAAGTTCAGGTTTGTCCTCAACTGGCTCCGGTACTACGGGTTGTATCACATCTCCCAACCAACCCCATTGTTCTAAGAGAGAAATAACTTCTTTGTTCGTTTCTAAAAGGCTAAGATCTTTATTATCAATCACAGCGTCGTATTCTATATTGTTGACTTCTGTCTCGCTAGAGTGCGCGTCATCTGAATCATCTCCCCTAGTTAATCGTATAACTTTGCCACCAGCTCTTTGAACTGCTTCGGCCTCGTTGGGAAACCTGCAATCTGAGATAACAGCAAATAAAGACTCTTCTTCCCTAATGTTTCTCAGTGTTCTATCAGTCCAAATGTCTGGATGAATCTTGCGACAAATGTCCGTCCCAAAGTGCTGTAGAAATTCTCTAGCTGTCATCCTGCCTTCGTTCTCGCCTTCATAGCCGGGCATGTCTTCCCACCTAATCCAAGTTAGACTGTTCTTATCTAGATCTGTACCATAGCACTGTGGCTTTGTTAATCCAAAAAGACCAGTAGCTATCTCTTTGAGAGATGATGCGAAAGAGTAGTGCTTAATAAAAGGCCACATACTCTCTGCCGCCCACATGCCAAACTCAAGGTCGGTGCGCGTTACATCAAGAGCGCCTTTTGTGGTTTTCTTCTCACCGTTTTCATCTACAGAGACCGTATCTATAACAAGGTGTCCATCTGCGGAAAGATCAAAACCATCTATTACATTATAAGACCTCATTTGGTATCCATGCAAGAATGAACAACATGAATTTTTGCCGGATTGTTTTTTGCCAGCAAACGCCAAGATTCTAGTCATACTAATACTCCTTCTAACTGTTCAAGTATTTCATTATTTATTTGTTCTACTGTCATATCGCCAATATCTTTCTGCGATATGTTTGGTCTGTGATAATTAAATCGCCTGCCGCATTTCTTCATTATCTGCTCAGCGGCTCTATGTCCAGCTTCATCATAATCTGTCAGGACTACCAAGTTTAATGCGCCACTTTTTTCTAGCAATACTAACTGATCATCGCTCATGTTTGCGCCAAATATTCCGACACAATTTTCTATACCTGCCTCATGCAACCGCCAAACATCTCCTTGCCCTTCAACTACAAATGCGGTGCCTGTTTCTAGTATTTTGTCCTTAGATAAATTTAGGCCGTACAGATAAGAGCTTTTTCTAAACCCTCTGCTGTGCAGCCACTTAGGTTTCATATTTTCGTAGACCGACCGGCCTATACATCCAATATAATTATAGCCCTCATCATAGATTGGGACAACAACTCTGTTAGACATTGGCTTATTTTTTTTGCTACAAAGTCCTACATCAAATTTTGCAAGAATCTCTTCACTGTAGCCTCTGTTAATATAATAACTAGCTGGTATGTTTAATTCCTGTAAAATTAGATCTCTGTCTATGGCAGGAGTTGACCTCTCTGGATCTCTGTGAAAAATTTCAAGCAGCTTTAAATCATTGTTGGAATCTACATTCTTGATGTCCTTAAGCTCAGACTCGCTTAACCCTAGAAAATCCATGCAAAACTTAACGGTCTCATATATATTAGGATTACCGTCAGCCTTATTTGCAAGGACACCCTTAACAAATCCAAATAGGTTCCTGCCGTGATCAGATTCGCAGTGATTTGTCCAGCAGTTCCAGTTGCCTTTTACGCTATTGCCATCTAGAAAAATGCAGCATCCCTCTGGGTTGTCTCCACCATGAATTGGACATGCGAAAGCATATCTATTAGGGTACTCAATGAAATCAATTTCAAGATATTTCAATAGCTCAGGAAGCTTTGAGAATAGCTGATTAGAGATCTTCAATATTTGTTGGTTGCTCTCCATCTTCGGAAACAAAACCTTTATCTCGAACGGTAGAGTTCTTTCTCAGAGCATTTCTAGTCTCTCCCTCTACCAACTTACCAAACTTACCAAACATGTTCATATTTATATAGTCGCCATCGTCCAATCCTGCACCATGTCGAGCTACAATAGGAACTAACTTTCTATTACCATTGTCTTCATCATCATCGGCAATTTCCTCATCTGACTTCATCTTAAATATAGAGAAGCTAGTACAAAGCCAAATTAGCCTATCTGACCCAGAAACTACGTCTGTTGACTCCTTTGTAATACCATCCCTGTTTAGCTGTACAAAGCTTAGACAGGGGACATCATATTTAACACAGAAATTATGTAGCTGTGTTATTTGAAAGCCCAAGACTTGAAACTCTTGCATAGAATTAGAAATACTATCAGAGTTCATTAGCTTGAGATAATCATATACTATTAAGCAATCTTTAGTCCTGCCAGTCTCGTCAAATCCAACCTCTTGATATATCCACTTACGCATAATGCTCAGTATATTCTCAAAAGGCTGACCAGCGATACTAACATAGTGGTAAGGAATTTCTTCAAGTTGCTTCGCTGCCATCTCAACTTTTTCAAGATTGAGTTCGTTATCTGCAAACTTACCGCTTGATATTGTATTTATCTCTACACCGCTGATATTTGCCAGCATCCTATTCAGATGGTCTTCTTTAGACATTTCTGTATCTAGTACAAGTACGGGAATATCTAAGTTTTTTGATACGTGCATAGCAACGGCATCTCCAAACATCGACTTACCAACCTTTGGTCTTGCGGCAATTAGATCGACACACTTCCTACGGAGACCACCGCCTATCGCTTCGTCATAAATTGGAAATCCTGTGCTGATACCAAGCATGTCGCTCTTATTCTCAGATAAGAACTCAACATAGTCGGCTACTTCGTTACCAATAACCTCTGGTTTATTGTCAGACCTTTGGTATATTTTGGCGGTAGCATCCAGCACGGGCGTTTCTATAATCGAAATGATATCATTAATGTCTTCATCGCCAGTTATCTTATCTATTCTAGTTGAGCAAACAGCTAGAGTTTTTTTGACATCTCTGGCAATTTGCAGCTTAGCCAGCTTCGCAGCGTGGAATCCAACATTTTCTTTATGTATTGGAAAGTTGAACAGAGACCTGAGAAAACCTACCTCTTCTTGGTTGTTTATATTTTCATAAAACCCAAGCTGATTAGCGGCAGAAAGAATTGATGACAACTCTACCTTGTTTACATCCTGAAGAGACTTTTTGACACACTTAAACAGCATCTGATTTGTTGCGTCTGTGAAGTGTTCCGCTTCAAGATAGTCAGACTCCAGCAAAGCATCAAGGCCGTACTGACATAAGCCAGATAGCACAGCCCTCTCTGCAGCTAAGTCTTCTAATTTGCGCTTATCTTTTTGATCTCGTACCATAATAATCCAATATTAGCCATCGCATAAGAAAACCACATGAGAGCATGTGGATAATCCTTTTGTTTTATACAAGAAGTACACACAACCAAATACATTATTGAGGCTGTGGTAATTGCGAGCATACCTAAGTTCATTACATTCCTCTAAAAATATAGAATCCCATACAAATAGTTGCGCTTAAAAATACGCCCAACAAAAAATCTTTCCATTCTAAAGTTAGTGCTTTTTTCATTATCCAAAAAGTCCTTTGATCTTAGTTAAAATATCACCACCTCCAAAACCACCTTTGAAGATAACTAGGTACGCTACTATAGCACCTGCTATGATAAAAAACAACCACTTTCTCTTTGAGGCGACCGCATAAATCTTTTCTTTGACGGCGTTCAGCTTCTCTAATCGGTATTCCCGTCTTTCTTTGACTTTTTCCTGACGGTCTTCCTTACGATCTTCTTTCTCTTCACGCCTGATCTCGCCCCTTGTTCGGGTATCAGCTTCACCAGTTGACTCTTCTGTTGGTGTCTCTTCATTATTTTTTGCGGCTTTTCGCTCAGCAATAATTTGTTGTAGTCTATTCTTAAACATTATAGTTCCTTTAAAAAATTGAGATCTAACTCTATGTCTTTTCTGGCAAACCATTTGTGCCACTCAACGTCCTTGTATTGGTCTCCGTCTGGACTAGAGTTATAAAAGTTTTTGTACCCTAAAGACTCCATATAATCATAATCTTTATAGTCTGGCACATCATGCATTTCAGTACAGATTACCTTAATGCTTGTCTTATCAAAATCTATTCCCGATATTGCTTCATGCTCGTAACCCTCTAGGTCTATGCATAAAAAGTCAATCTCTGTAAGCGAATGTTCATCAAAAATTGTTTGCAGTGTTTTAGCAGCAACACATGTACTTGTCCTGTCTTCTATCTTTAGATTGTGGTTTTCGTCTTCATAGGCAATCAAAATTTCGCTTTTGGGAGCCTGTAAGCAGTTTGCCGCAAAACCCATACCGAAGGCATCAATAGTGTCACCCTCATAGTCTTTGCCTACGATTGCACAACACTCGTACTTAGTCTTTGGTCTATGGCGACGATAACCATCTCTGTATTCCTGTTGAAAATCTACGGCTATCCCTGACCAGCCTGCCTCTTCTAGAGTAAAAGTGTTGCTTTGATTTTTATAATGATTGCACCCAGCCTCTACAAAAATTCCGTTTGTGCCAATTATCTTAAGTGCAATTTGGTCTATGTTATCTTGTGCTGGCATTATCTTCTTCTGTCCTCCAGACACTTATCACAGACGAACCAGTCTCTACGGTGAACTTCTTTAACCTCAAATGTCTTTGAGCAGGCTTGACAGTGTTGCTTGACTTTTTTAGGTGCTTTTCGTCTTTGTGTAGGAACAAAGTCTGGCGTTGCCATATCCGTATGCTCTGTTCCGTCGTCCACAAAGCTGTTCTTTCTAGATCCCATTTCATTGACAGGCACTTTTCTCTGCTGTGGCTGTTCTCTTTTAACCGTAAAGTCATCGGCAGAGGCTCTCTCAACCGAAGAATCCCGCGTAACAACCTCTTCTTTTACAGGCTGGACAGGTGTTTCGGAATCCCCTTGTTCGGTCAAGAGAGAATTTGCCATTTGTATTAACTCTTCGTCGTTGAGCGCTATGCCTTTTCTAAGAAGGTCTTTAGCTGTCTGTATGATACTCATTAATAACCTCGTCTTTTTCCAATATCATGAAGGACTGTAGCCATCTTCTTTACTGAATCAATCTTTCCTGATATTCTGTTTACTCTAGCTTCGGCTGATAATTTTAATCTATTTAATTCTGATGCCATTGGGTTCTCTTTAATAGCAGAGTAGTATCTTACTTCCCACTTGGCATACTGACCACCGTAGTTGTCCATTTTGTCTGCGACTATAAACCAAATACTGTCGGTGCAAAAGTTAACTATTGTCTTCTCTTTATTATGTAACGACTGTAAATATTCTGCATGTGAAAATAAAACAAAACTAAAAGAAAGTGCCTTTTGCTGATCGAGAGATCTTAGCTCCGATACTGTCAGGGCCATGATGCCATCGACCTCCTCGTTGGCCTTTGTTAAATCTACGTTTCTATCTTCAATCCAGTCATCAACTTTCTGGAGAAATTCATTCGCTTTTTCTTCGTTAGTCAAACTTTGCTCTCCATTCTTCTTCAGATTCGTCGTAATTTAGTTCAATCAAATTCATATGATTTAGCTTGCACCAAGCTCTTTTGTCTTTGTCTCTTGCCTGAGCTTTGAAAAACGCCATCTTATCTTTGTGAAAAAATGAATTGAATTTAAAGTGCTGTTCCCCATGTACTTCTACAATCAAATCTCTATTAGGTACATATAGATCAGCATACAAAAGCGTCCTCCTAGAACCTGTTTTGGTTCCCGGCAGCGTCACTTCCTCTAGTATTCTATCATAAGGGTACACTTCTTTCAAGATGGA